ACAAATAATATTTACCTCAAGTTCTTCTCCCACAGACTTGCCCCTAATATTAAGGAACAAATATTCAATATCAAATGTAGGAAGTGTCTCTACTTTGATACCCCTTGTAAGTACACAAGCTTTAATAACTGCTTTAATAGCATTTGTAATCTGCTTTGTATCTTCACTCTCTAAAGCAATTACAAGTAACTTTTCTTCTTTAACAAGGAAAGGTCTGTAATTAATTGTCTTTCCAGTAGACGGCAACTCAAGAGAATACGTTGGCGTAGCAATTTTTGGTAAAGGCATAATATCTTTATAAAAATTTCAGTGTATTATATATACAGGTTTTCTTAACGTAGCAAGGCTTCCACTGCACCACCAGCAATATCTCCTATAAGATCATTACCAGTCAACCTATCAACAGCCATATTCGCAAGACCACCAGCAAAGGATGCCATATTAAATCCTGATTGACCACTTGGATTAAGTATAGGATCGCTTGCATTTCTATTTGCTGGTGTATTACTATACCTAGAATATGTAAATGAAACATTACACTTTAACAGTGAAGATGAATCATATGTCACAGGCATTGAACTTATTGACAATGGATATGCATTGATAAAGGTATAAGTAAGAGGTATTGCTCTTCTTATTCTGTCAGCACTACCTCTCTTTGCTTCTATATTCTTTTCAAACTTAGTTATCTCCAATGATCCCTTGTACATATTGGGAAATCTCATTCTATAATAGAAGTCCTCATTATGAGTATCCCTTTCTTCATTACCAATATATTGTATCCAAGCCTCAAAATATCTTATAGGTAAATACTCTACTGCATCACAATAAAATGTGAGATCAATACGATCATCAAATACTCTACGATGAACGTGTCTCTCTGTGACACCAGTAAAATCATTAAGCAATTCAGTGGTTGCTAAGTTAGAACCAGGCAATGATGTATCAGAACACATTAAGTTTAATTTATCTCTCTTCTCTGCAGGAAGACCCCCTCTTGTTAATTCAACAAGTCCTTGCCTACCAAGATACTCTGTAAATTTTCCTGCTCTATCCCCAAACTGTCTTGGATCCCCAATCATTACTTGGAAATGGGACGTAGTAGCAGGGTTTAGTAACTTAGCTTTAACTTCTGAAAGAGATCTACCTCTAGGTTTGATGGTAGCCATTTATAAATACTATTTGACCTTGTATATTATGTATATAAGATAATGGGTAAAAGTATTAAAAGTAAGTATAAACCTGAAAATCCCACCAAGTATCAAGGTAATCCTAATAATATTATCTGTCGTAGTAGTTGGGAACGTAAATTTTGTAGTTGGGCAGACAAAAGTAGAGATGTAGTCTCATGGGCCTCTGAAGAATTCAGTATACCATATGTCTCACCTAAAGATAATAAAGTTCATCGCTATTACCCAGACTATCTAATCAAAGTAAGAGAGAAAGATAATGCAATTAAAAGTTATGTGGTAGAAGTCAAACCTCAAAAACAATGTATGCCACCAAAGAAAAGATCAAGGGTAACTAAATCATACATCTATGAGTGCGAAACCTTTGCAATCAACCAAGCAAAGTGGAGAGCTTGTAATGAATTCTGTAAGGATAATAGCATTGGTTTTAAAATTGTCACAGAACACGAATTAGGTATCAAATAATGCCAAGAAAAACCCTCCAACAAAGAAGAGAAAGGGATGCTGCTAGAGTGCAAGATGATTTTGGTTTCAGTGAAGAAACTAACCAAGAAATTAACCGCATCGTAGGAAATGACATCAACCTTAGAACTAATGATCCTGAAGATATGATGTTAGAAATAATGGAATTATTAAATGATACTGTAACACCAATACCTGACGTGGGAAAATTCTATACCTTTGTCTATACTCCTAAGACACCTAACCTAGAATATGATCAACATCCACTCGTTGCTGTGACAGATATATTCTCTTGGGGATTCCGTGGACTCAATTTTCATTGGCAGCAAGCAAGGAATTATACTTGGAATGAACTAGCAGGACAACTCTATGTTGTTAACTGGGTAGAACTTGATGACCTTATGGCTATACCTTATGCGAAATTTCGCCTAAATAAATAAAAAGTCTTATATATGGGACAAGCAAACTCTAATAGTTGGGTAAGAACAAGTACAAAAGACGACGGTACTAAGTTTCAAACTGCCTACAGAACAAATACTGTATGGAATGATGATCCTAATGGTATTCCTAGTGCAGGTTCTTTTGTAACAAATTTACAGGTAGATAGTGTTGCCATAGATTCTGGTATTACTGGTGGTGGTACTAATGCCACATGGAGTACTGGAGCAACAAGAGGTGTAGGTGCTGGTGGTATATGGTCAAGAACTTATAAGGATACTGCTGCAACAGATTTAGGTTTTGTATTACCAGATGCTGGTTGGGATGACTTGATGGATAGATCAAGTAACTTCCAATCTCAAGTTAATAATAATACTGCTGCTTCAATAGCAAGAACATTTAACACTAAAGGATTTGGTCTTGATAGTGGATTAGGTTCTAGTGCAGGTGCATTGAGAGAAATGTTACGTAGTCAAGGTAGTGGTAATGTAGGAAGTGAAGAAAGAGATGGTGATTCTGGTATAAGAACACAAACTACTGGTCCTAAAGATGATCCTGGCACTAGAAAACAACCATACAATAGCAACATACCCCTATATTATCCAGTTGCATTAAGAAATAATAGAAGTCAAGATAAATTAAAGATATCTGTTCTAAAATATGACACCAGAAAAGTAAAACCAGGTGATCCATCATATAAACTATCATCAAGATCAGATTATACTGAAAGAGTTGTGGGTTCAGTATATCTACCAGTTCCAGGTGGAGTTGGTGATCAGAACTCAGTTAGTTGGGGACCTGATAATATGAACCCTATGGATATAGCACTTGCTAATACAGCATTTGATGCTATTCAAGATACTAATTTTAAAAGTGCAGCAGATAAAGCATTAACAACTGCACAAGCAGCTGCATCAAATGATGATACAAAAAAAGCATTAGCATCTATCTTCACTAAAGCAGCAGGAGTAAATGGCAACATACTAACAAGAAAAGAAGGTGCTATTGTCAATCCAAATATGGAATTGCTATTTAATGCACCATCACTAAGACCATTTGCATTTACATATAGAATGAGTCCTAGAGATCGAGGTGAAAGTAATACTGTAAGAAAAATAATTAGAATGTTCAAGCAATCAATGTCAGTGAAAAGAACAAAGAGTACATTGTTCTTAAAGTCACCCAATACATATAAACTTCACTGGATTAATGGTCAGAGTAGAAGTAAAAACCATGAGTATCTACCAATGATCAAGGAGTGTGCTCTTACAGGATTTAATGTAAGTTATACACCCGATGGTAACTATGCTACCTATGAAGATAGTTCAATGGTTAGTTATGAACTACAATTTAGTTTCCAAGAACTAGAACCAATATACAATGATGATTATACTAATGTTGATAGAAACATGGACACTCACATAGGTTACTAATATGGGCAATCCTTACTTCAGAAATATACCAAACTTTGAATACGTTAATCGTACCAAGGATGGTCAATTTATTTCAAACTATACACAGGTAAAAAACTTCTTTAAAAAAGGGAAGATGAGAGAAGACATCTTCCAAGATCTAACAATCTTTGAAAAATATAATATCAAAGGTGATGATCGTCCTGACAATGTTGCCAATGAAATCTATGGAGATCCTAACTTAGATTGGGTTGTTCTTACATCAAATAATATTGTTAATATCTACAATGAATGGCCACTGTCCCAACAAGTATTTGAAGATTATATATTAGATAAGTATGGTACATATGAAAAACTTGATGAAACACATCACTATGAATCTAATGAAGTTAAAGATAGTACAGGACTTATAATTTTCCCTAAAGGTGTTCAAGTTAGTGCTGCACAAAGTGTAAGTTTTTATGAACCCACAAGAGATGAACAAGTAACTGTCAATCCAGTATCAAAAGCAGTAACAAATTATCAATACGAAGAAGAAATAAACAATAAAAAAAGACGTATCTTCTTACTTAAACCTTCATATTTAAATGTTGTGTTTGATGACCTAGAAGAAATGATGGAATATAAAAAAGGTTCCACTCAGTATGTGAGTGAAACCTTAAAACGTGCTGATGATCCTAGACTTTTCGGTTAACTTTCTGCTAACTTTTGAAAGTATTTAAAGGCATCATCTTCATCTTCTGATGTGGAAGTTGCTGTCTCAA